ATGCTTGCTGGTGGATTGCTTAAACAGCGTAAAATTCCACAACACACATACTCCAGAGCATGGGTTCCAGTAGAGGCTCCATCTGCAGACAAACTCAATGCAGTGTCAATAGAAAGACCACCTAATCCAGATAGGTGATTATCAAATAGCGCATTTGTGGTAAAGTTTCGTAGGTCTTATCTCGGAGGACACGAATGCCAACCTCAAACATCACAGAAGATATTGAGTTTTTGACGGATGTTGATTCAGGCGGAAATGTTGTGCGCCGTGGTCGCTTTATTCGTCGCCCACGCCGAGTAAATGGGCGTACTGTCCCAGGTAATGCTCGCTATTACCGTCGTCGTCAGCGTGAACTGCTGGCTGGCCGTCGTGCCGCCCAGCGAGGTGGAGCAGCGGCTGGGGGTGCTCGCCGTGCTGGTGGAGGCGCAGGGCGTGCCGCAGGAGGAGGCGGGCGCGCTCCTAGACAGACTGCTGCGCCCGCATCTGGCTCGCGTCGGGGCGGTATTTTTAGCGGTATTCGCCGTGGGATTCGCAATGCAGCCCGCAATGTTGAAAGTCGGGCACGCGCGCGCAGGGAGCGCCGTAACCGCCGATAATTGGAGGTAATTAGCGATGCTAGTTTCGGTCGCTGACCTCACCAAGTACATGGATATCCGTTTCTCTAATCGTCAAGAGGAGGCTGCGGAGTTCGTTCTTGAGGGTCTACAAAGTGAACTTGAGGGTTATCTTCGTCGCCCTGTTGAGCCTACTGAATTTACAGAGACATATATTATGGACTCTAATTATGTAGGTGTTCCAACTTCTTCGTTTTTTTACAACGAAAGTCTTGACACAACATTTAACACTGTTTCCTATTTCAGTCCTCCAACGACTGTCTATTTGCGCAATTCGCCAGTCATATCGGTTGATTCGTTAGTCGTTAGACAGCAGACGGAAACCACTGGCACTGCCCAGGTAGAAGGAAGAGATTTTACTATTAGGCGTTATGGTGTTGATGTCTATCGCGCTTTCGCTAACGACGAAGTAACCATCACCTACACTGCTGGCTTAGATGGTTCAGCAATCAAGGTATTCAAGTTGATGATTCTCAGAGCCGCGACAAGAGAAATGCAGAATATGCATGACGATGTTGTTGGCGTAAAAGACCTTGAAACGCGCAATGTTGCGCCGATGGAAGTCGGTTTCTTGGAGAAAGAACTACTCGCCGTCAAGCGTTGGCGCAGAGTCAGGATTGCATAAATGTATCGCATTACAATGAAGTGCGACAACAAAAGGGCACTTCGTCGTCTAGAGGCAATGGACAATGCAGCCAAGGATTTCCGTATTGTTTTTCAATGGGCAAGGGTAGAACTAGCAAAAGCAAATTCTGCAAACTTCTCTTCTTCTGGTTTGCCAGTTGGCGGATGGTCACCGCTGAAACCTAAATATGCGGCGTGGAAATCTAGAAACTTCCCTGGAGCACCAATCATGGTTCAGGGTGGCGCTCTTCGTAGGGATTTGACAACACTTCGCGGACCTGCAAATGACATTCGTAAAAAACGAGCAACATTTGGAACATCTATTGAATACGCAAAATTTCACCAGTATGGAACTACCAGAATGGCAAAGCGTCAAATAGTATTTGAACCGCCGCTATTTGCTAAACAACTTGCACAGCAAGCAAAACAACATATTGTTAATGCTGCAAATGGTGCCAGGAGCAGAAGACTATGACAGACATTTTGATGCAGGGGCCACAGTTCGCAAAACAATATGTGACCAACTATTTGCAAAAAGACATTCCAAACAGGCTTACCCGCTATCGGAACGGGTGGGGTGTTGACGACTACACACTTCCAGACCCAGAGTTGTATCTGAATTATGAACCGATTGCCCTTGATACATGGCCAACAGTTATCACTGTTGCAATCTCTACAAACTCATTTGACAGAGTTGGTTATGTTGATGGTGGGAACCCTCTGTATAGAGTTTCATACTCAATGAGAACCTATGTTTGGGTTAAAACAGAAGGTTCTGCCGAGGTCACGACAATGAGAGACAGGCTTACGACAGTTCTCCGCTCGGCACTTTTGGACTACCCAAATCTCCAATTGTGTGACACATCGGAGGACATCCACGCCGAAATTGACGAGTCAAATATCAGAGAAGAATATTCAGACTTGACACTAATCAAGGGCGACCGTGTCTTGGCTGGTGCTTACATAGGCTATGATTTAAGTCTGAACGAAGTTGTCTACAGGATGCCAGTGTCTCAAGTGGCTGGCGTTGACATAGAAGCAAGCAACCTTAGGTAAGGGATGGGTATGGCTAATTCATCAAAAGTTACAGTCTGGAATGCAGCACAACATGTGTTGAAGGTTGGTTCAAAGCGCCTAATCCTGCATCCAGGAACATCGTTTATTGTTGACAGAGATGATGAACTTGATTCTCTCGTTAACTCTGGAAAACTCGTGGTTATGTCGGAAATACACGAGCCAGTAGCCGAAGAGGCTCCAAAGAAAAAGAAAAAAGAAGTTGTTGAAACTGTAGAGGAATCAACAGTAGTAGAAGAAGTGACATTAAAGGAGAATGCCGAAGATTCAATACTTCCCGAAGAAGTTGATTGATTTAGGTATACTTCCAATAGATGTTGTTTTCATTGGATAACACACAGACGGAGGATGGCGAATGCCAGGAGTAAGTATTTCAACTGCAGTCCGCACTGGCCCTGTTAACGCTGGCCTTGCACCAGCGTCTACCTTCTTTGTTGTGGGTGAGACAGAGCGCGGAACAGACACGGTGGCTGTCGCTGTAGGAAGCCTTGAAGAGTACACAACCATTTTTGGTGGATACGAAGCAAATAAGTACACATACCAACAGGTTCGTACCTTCTTTGAGGAAGGTGGCGCACGCGCTGTAGTCGGTCGCGTCTCAGCGAGTGGTGCAGATGTCGCATCAAAGGCTCTTCTTGCAAACCCATCTTCTGCTGCTGGAATCACCCTTACAGCAGTTGGCAAGGGTGATTGGGGCAACTCTATTTATGTGTCAGTTGTGAACAACGACGATGATGACTTTGGTATTACGCTTTACTACGGTGGAAGCCAAACAGCCAACATTGTTGCACAAACAAGTGGGCACACAAGCCTTACGACCGCCGTCCAGGCAATCAACAACAGTGCATCGTTCGGAAGATACTGCACTGCTGCATTGACAACTGGTGCAAGTGCAAACGCTCTTCTTGCCGACCTGGCAGCAACTGTTTTTACAGGTGGAGACGATGACACGGTTGCCGAGTCGGATTTCATTGGCGCTCTTTCCTTGTTTACTGAGGACTTTGGCGCTGGAGCAGTGTCAATTCCTGGACTTGCCGATGGAACAACCGACAATACAATCTGGGATGCAATCAAGAACCACTGTGTCGCAAACAACAGAATTGGAATCTTGTCATTCCACTCTGGTGCAGAAGCAGGTGATGTTGCCTCAGCATCAACCGATTATGGCGCATCTGACAACGCCAACCACGAATACCTAGCGATGTACTACCCATGGGTAACTATTCCTTCTGGTAGTGGTGTAAATCTTTCAATCCCACCCGATGCTTATGTTGCGGCAAATCGCTCCAAGACACATAACGGTACTGGAACCTGGCAGGCTTTTGCTGGCGTAACATCAGAGGGCCGTTTTGTAAATGGCCTTGAGACTTCCGTCAGTCGCACCACTGGAAACACACTTGATGATGCGCGCGTCAACGCTCTCCGCGTTATCAATGGTGGAGTTAGAATCTACGGCGCACGGTCGCACTCAACAAACACAACACAGTGGCGATTCATTACACATCGCGACACCATCAACTATGTTGTTGATAGATGCCTTGTTGCTCTAGAGCCTCTGGTTTTCTCAACCATCAATGGTCGTCGTACAATCTACGCTGATATTCAGAGCGCAATACAGGGGGTAATGGAGCCTATCCGTATTGCTGGAGGACTGTATGAAGGTTTTGATGCACTTGGTCGTCAAGTTGATTATGGATACACGGTCAGAGTTGACGATTCACTGAACCCAGTTTCACAATTAGAGTCTGGGCTAGTTAAGGCTCAGATTGGAGTTCGGGTATCCAGTATTGGAGACAAGATTGAGGTCACGCTCATCAAGTCAAACCTCACCACAACGCTCGTATAACGGAGGAAATAAATGTCAACCAAGAAACTTGTTTCTCAGCGTCAGGTTTTGGGAAAAATCTCATTAACCACAGGACAGACTGGAATTACTCTTTCAAGTACCGCTTTTGCAGATGCTTTCGCCCAGGTTTCTGGTGGAGAAATCACTGCTGCGGTTGAAAAGGTTTACCGTGGCGGCAATTTATTCCCAGAAACTCTTTGTGCCCCAGCAGAAATTGGCGACATCACTCTGACTGATTTTGTTCAGTACGGGAGCACTTCTTTCACTTCGGACATTGAAACACTTCGTCAATATGTTGGTAGAGCATATTTTGATATCACTGTTTCTGTGTATAACTGCGACATTTTGGTTCCTGGTTCATCTCGCTTTTACAGCAAGGCTCTTCTTGTGGGATTGACAGAAGCAGATGGTGATTCATCTTCTGGTGCGCCAGCAACATTTGCGATGACTTTCAGTATCTCAACCGTTGCAACGCCAGTGACGCCTGCAGGTGGAGGTACAGGTACAGGTACAGGTACAGGTACAGGTACAGGTACAGGCGCTTAATTATTCTTTATAGTTGCGTTGTTTAGCAATAGCACTGTGCTAGTTTTCGCTTTATGAGCGATACATCATCCGAATTTACAGTCATTTCAAACATTGACACACCGTCTTCGTCTCTTTTGTCGCACGGTGACAACAATGTTTTGAACAAACTAAAGAGCGCAATTCAAAAGAAAATTGAAC